ATAGGTTGAACCGGTAACCCTGTCATCAACCACACCAGCAGTCACAAAACCAGCAACCCAATCAACATAACCAGCAACAGTAACCAAAACATAAAAACTAAACACATAAGGGAAACGGGTCACATAAGTTGCAGCGGTTTCGCTGTAAACCATCGGTGTCAAAACATTGCTTGCCTGATACGCATACGATCCCTTATACACAACATCAAGCTGACGAATACCGCCACTCCAATTTGTGGTGACTGTTTCAAAGTTTGGGTTTTTACAAACGTTGTAACGAAAAGTTGTTTGTGTGGAAGGGTATTCAGAAGTTGCGCCCGACTTGAAAACAAGTTCACCAGCCCCATCAATAAACGCCGCACCACCATCAGCGGCGGCAACCTGCTGAATGTAATCCCAAGCTGAAACATCTTCACCCACAATGTCGGTGTCCAACAAATACTGCCCAGCATCCAACACAGTCCCACCCGACCAGGCAACAGCGGTTGAAGAAGCAACCGAAGCGATACGCGCCCCAGCGAACTGGGCAGAAAAAGCCTGTGGTGTGACGTTAGCGTTTGCAATACGGGTTGTGCCATCAAGTGCGTTGAAAGTTGCTGTCTGATCACCAACGATGGAGTAATCGAAAGCCCAAGAATCAATGTAACCCGTAAACACAACCACACCATTTGTGCTGACACGAACCGCGGCCTGTGGTTTCACTTGCCCATAAAAAGGTGACGAAGTGTAGGAAGGGTCAAAAGCTCTTGCGCGGTTATCCAAAACAACGTTGCAAGTTGCTGCCGAATACGAATCTAAGTCGCGTGACAAACCGCGAGAAACATCAACAGAACGCACATACGAAGTGATATCTAGGAAGGTGTAAACGCCAGCGGAAGCCTGTGTGAAACCAAATTCAACCTTAGTAACTGGTTGGGTCACGAACGCCACCCCTTACCATTTGAACGCTCAAAAGCTTTGATAGCGTTCACGATTTCTGTGCCAATGCTTCCGCCGTTAGCCCCTGCACCGGCGTTGACTGTGATGTTGTAAGTCGAACCACCCAAAGAACCCATCTTGTTTAGTGGGATGATTGCTTCGGGTTGCCCTGCTTCGGCAACGTTCACAATCGAACCACCAGGTGACGGCATCACGATACCGCCCTTAGCAAGCTTCGGGATCGGGTCAATTTGTAGATTTACTGTTCCAGCGGTAGCGATAGCCACACCATCAAGGACAGTATTCAAACCACCAATAACGCCGTTGATGGCATCAATGAGAAAGTTCACAAAACCTTTGAACCCGTTAATTACGCCTTCAAAAATGCCTTTCACAAAATCACCAATGAAGGTGAATACTGTTTTGAATACGGGCATCAAACCTTTTACTAGGGTCACAATAAAGTTGATTCGTTCACCAAGAACTTCACCCAACCATTTCGCAAGCATTGCCACAATGTCAATGACGGGTGTTAGCAAAGTTGTGAACAGGTTGGCAACCAAAGTGATGATTGGAACAAGGGCCAACAGCAGGGTTGTTAGTGGTGGAAGAATCGAAGTGACCAACGGCATAAATGCCATAACCAGTTGCAAGACTGGTGGAATGATCGGCAAAATTGCTTGAACGATTTTCAGCAACGCATCAATGAACGGGAAAATTACAGGCAACAAAGCTTCAAACAATTTGGAAATATGGGGCAACGCAACACCCAAATAATCACTAATCACATTTGCCAGCAAAGTAATCGTTGGCAACATTGCCGTAATCGTATCGCCCAACACTTTGCCAATCGTTCCAGCCAGCAAACTCACAATGTCAATGATTGGAGTAAAAGCATCAATCAAACCAGGTAGCACAGCAATAATGGCATTGAACAAAGGTTGCAACGCCGCCACAGCTTTACCCAACATCGGCCCAAGCAAGTTGATGATTGGTAGAAGCGCGGTGGCAAGGTTGCTTAGAACAGGTAGCAACGCCCCACCGATTGATTCTTTCATTTCTGAAATGGCAACTTTGAACTTATCAAAAGGGTTTGCGCTTGCTGCCGCCATACCTTTAACAGATTCAGCGTAATCATCAAGACTGCCCTTAACTTTTCCGACTGCTGGGGCTAGTTTATAAAGCGAAGTAGTGTTACCATTTTGCGCCTTAATCAACGCCGCCATAACTGTTTCAACAGGCTTACCCGAAGCCGCCGCACCATCAAGGGCGATAGCCAAAAGTTTCTGACCCTTTTCCAAAGATCCTGTGCCACGCACAGCGTTAGTTAGGGCAGGTCTAAGGGTGTCATCAAGCACACCGGTTTGCAAACTGAGCTTGGTCACAAAATCTTCCGAAGCTTTAATCTGTGCATTAGTTGCGCCAGTAGTAATCCGCAACTGAGTTGCCAAAATCTTCTGAGCCTTAGCATCTTCGGCAGCAGCCTTAACGCTCTCGCCAATACCCTTCACCATCAAACCAACAGCAGCACCAGCAGCAGCGACACCAACAAGTTTCTTGATTGAACCACCCAAACCACCAAAAGATGATTGAGCTTTCTTGATTCCTGAATCGTTAAACTTTGTTGCAATAGGCAGAATAATAGCCATTAGTTAAACCTTCTGTTAGCAATTTGCACATACTTCTGAACAACATCCTGAACGCTGTTCGACAACCTAGCCTGATTGGATTCAAAAGCGGGCCACGCATACCGCGAACCGCGACCACCCAAACCAGCAATAAGTGCCTGACCCTGACCATTCAATTTGTGAATCCTAATGTTGCCGTAACGATCCCGATAAGGGCGAGAGTAACCTGAACCCTTGTTGCCTTTACCAACCCACGCACCCGACCTGCCAGCAATGTCAGCGATAACAGTCATCGGCGCAACCACACGAACCGATACCAGGCTGGTTGTTGCACCAGCAGTATTGCCACCCGTAGCAGTTCTAAACCTGACTTGCGTTTTGTTAGGGGCAACCCTTTTGCCTTTGCTTTCCTGCGTGTTCCAACCATAAGCACCCTGACTTGGGCGTTTAGAAGAAAGCGGTGAAGCAGTAGGCAAAGCCGGTTTCACAATTGATTCAGCTTCCTTACCGACAGCCTTAGCATCACGCAACAACTGCTTACGAAGCTCAGGGTCAATCTGTTTCAAAACCCTTTGAAGATTGCGCAAGTCAGAAGCCAAAAAATCGTTAGCACCAACCCCGATAATTCCGCGATCATTACGAACACGCGGAACATAAACTTCGAAATCAGCCATAGGTCAATTCTACCTTGACCAAAAAGTTATCAAAAATGTCACACAACCAAGCACAAAACCCTTAGACTTTTACCAAGCCAAATGAAAGGAAAGACATAATGGCCGACACAATTACCGAATACCGCGATTTCTATAAGTCACTACAACCAGCAGAACGCAACCTGAAAGACTTGCTGGATGAATACCGCGCACACGTCAAAGCAATCGAATTTGCTGATCGCACACCCGAAGCAATGGCTGAATGGCAAGAATGGCAAGAAACCAATGCCGAACACCTAGCAAGTTTGGGTATTGATTCAGGGCAGTTGTTTGACCAAATCTGGGATGAACTTGACCATCTATTTAACCCACGCGTTACCCATCACGAAGTTATAGAGAAGTGGCATCGTGAAAACAGCAATGAACTAATTGCACGCGGTGTTTATAGCTACGAACAAGTTTTCTATGCACTTGATGCACTAACCGCAAATTACATTTCAGGCAACAGCAACGATCTACAAAAAACGCTAAACGAAATTGCTGCCATCCCACTAATGACCAGCGAAGTGATGCAAGAAATTATTTACGAATCGTGTCGCGGTTTGAACCCAAACGCTGTAATCGGACTAGATAAAGTCAAAATCCCAATGCCATAACTCCAAGCAAAGAAAAGCCCCCATCCGAAAAGGGTGGGGGTTTCTTTTTACTGCTGGCGATTCTGCGACTTCAAAGCCATCGCCATCGTATAAAGCATTCGATCAGATTCCTGCAACAATACCGAAGGTGCGATGCCGGTAGCAACCGCCAGGTTCGCAATGAACCAATGCTCAGACTTATCGCCTAACGCTACGAAACTTTTGGGTCGTTAGTGTCCGTAACCGAATCAACATCCTGCAACCACTCATCAAAAGTGGCAGCCGACTTAGTGGCACGAACTTCTGCCTTCCAAGCCAACCAACACATATGTTTGAACGATTCAATCTTGCTTGCTGGCACTTCGTGTTCAAGCTCAAAAGCGATCAGGTCAGCCGCAATAATGCGAACATCCCTAGTCGAATCATCAACCGAAACAATGCGTAGATTAGTAGCCATCTTTACGCGGTTGCCCTTGCGACAGTTCCGGCAACAGGCCAAGTAACGCTGAACGTTGAAAGGTCACCAACAGAACCCGAAATTGGGGTGTAAGAAGTAACCAAAGCGTTGAAAGTGTAGGTTGGGTTCGATGCCGAAACAGCGGTGCTGGTTGGCTTAATTACCACAGTTGCCTGAGTTCCAAGCAACGGGAAAAGAACCGAATCAATACCAGCAGCAGCAAAGTCTTGGTTGAACTGCAAGTTTAGAGAACCCTGCTTCAAACCACCAATGCGGTTGCGGTAAGTTGAACCAAAAGCGGTAACTTCCACATCATCAGCTTCAAGCGAAAGCTCTGCCTGAGTTAGGTTAGTGGAGTAATCAACGCCGTTGATTTTGATGTTGTAGTCAGTTGCAACAAAGACAGCCACAATTGAACCTTTCGTTTAGGAAGCGTAAGCGAGAATTTCAAACTCGCCGCTTATATAAATGTTATCACCAATAGTTGTGACCCCATAAGAAGTCACCTGTGGGCAGGTGCAATCGTAAGCCACCCCACCAAGTTTGCGATCAGATTCAATCGCCAACTTAATAGAGTTTGCACCACTAGATTGAACATAACTGTCCAACTTAGCTTGCCCACTTCGTTCGCTCTGACGTGCCACCAGGACAGTCAAAGTGAAAGTATAAAGAGTTAAACCCTTATTCATAGCCTTATCGAAAGACACGCTAGAAAGCGACAGGATAGCCTGTGGGGGGTTTATCTGGTCAGGGATGGTGTCAGACACGCGCAACCCTGCAATGGTGCTTAGATTGGTTTTGATACCCGAACGCAACGCACTAATGTTTGCCATTAGCCAACGTTTCTGATTCGGCG